GTATGGTACTTGCTGGACCTTCTACAATAAAAGGAAGGTCGTTCCAAAATCTTATGCCGTCACCAGCTTTTAATTTATTAAGAGTTGTATCTAGCCCAAGCTCACCTAGTCTTAAAACTCTAAGAGATTGAGTCCATTGTTGTGTAGTTCCACGTCTTATTTGTATAATAGACATTATGGGCCACCTGCATCAATATTTCCTGGCAATTCTCCATACTCTGAGTATGGGCTTCCTCCGTCTACCGTTCCGTCTGAAGGAACAGTATTGTTTGACACAGAAAAAATTTCTCCATCATATGTATGAATATGGTCAAGTACTCCTGTAATTGCTCCGCCGCCTACTGAGTTCCATTCAGTACCATCAAAATATTTTAATTCGTCGTCTACAACATTAAAATATATGTCACCAATTCTGCCAGATGTTGGGTCAGATTCTAATGCTACTGCATGTAAAGGGACTAATCTTTTTACAGACACTTAAAGCCTCCTTTAGCCTACGATTACTACCGTATATGCTCCAGAAGCAGGTGCTGCTGCGAATCCTAGTGTAACCACATTTACTGATGTTCTAACAACATCACACTCTACGGTGTCATATGTTGCGGTGTCGTAAACGTTAACAACAACTTCTTTTGTTCCTAATTTGTGTTCTACTGGATACGAATATAGTGTTCCATCTCCAACTAGCGCTGTGAACTTTCTTGCAATTGAATGATAATTTGTTCCATCATTAGTTAGTCCCCAGCTTGTTCCTGTTTGATAAGACCCAGCGGACTCTCTCCAGAGTAACTCAACGTCTGCTGCATTTCCACGCTCTACACGGATACCAGCATTTACTGTTGGATCTCCTGTAAAGTCGGTATTAAGATTGATCTTATTATCAACAATATTTACCTGAGTGGTATTTACCGAGTTAATTGTTCCAGTTACGTTTAAGTTACCGCCAACATTTAAGTTATTAGTAATTGTTACATCGTCTGGTAGGCCGATAGTTACCTGTGCGCCTTCTCCAGATGTAGGAGCAACTGTAATTTCATTTGCAGTGCCCTGAATATCTCTTACATAATCTCCAGTAGTTTGTGTGCCTAAGTTAACATTTTTAATTGTTACCGCACCATTTGTTACTGTAAAGTCTGCATCTGCGAATGATGCTACACCCTTGTTGGTAGTAGTTGCATCTTCTGCAGCAATTGTAATTGTGTTATTTGTTACCGCAACATCAATTCCTTCTCCGCCAGAAACTGTTAATGTATCGGTAAGTAAATTGACTGTATCTGTTCCAGTATCGCCAGCAATTGAAAGATTTGTTGCAACATCTGCTTCTCCAGCAGCTGTTAATCTACCCTGAGCATCAACTGTAAATGTTGGAATCTTTGTTGTCGAACCATAAGACCCTGCTGTTACCGCTGTATTATCTAAATCTAAAGTTAATGTATTATTATTGTCGTTTGGTGTTGCTGTAAGTCCAACTCCGCCAAGAACTGTTTCTAAAATAGTATCTGTAATTACTTCTACGGAAGCATTCATTGCTACCCATGGACCGTTTGGTGCTGCTAGTCCATTGTAGTAGTACATCGTTTTGTTCGATGTGTCAAAGTAAATCTGACCGTTGACTGCTCCAGTTGGGGCTGAAGACAATCCTTGAATTCGAGCATTCTGAAGTTCATTCTTATTTAGATTGATATCAGTTACGAATAATCTTGCCATTTGCTATATCTCCCTTAAGACAGGTATGCTGTCCCGCCGAATGGTTGAGCCATTGTCAGCGTAATTTTGTTAATACTATTATAGTCTATTCCTGTTTCTAATATGTCCCCTGCGCTATTTTTTACAGTTACATTTGGGTTATATCCCATATTGTGGACAATTTCTAAAGACCAGTATGACCCTTGATTTATTACTTGATTTATAGAAAATGGGTAAGTAAGGGTTGCTGTGCTTAAAGGATATGCTGTTGCGCCTGCCCAAGATACGTCATTTAGCTTTGGTCCATAAAAATATGTGTTGTTTCTATCATAGTAAAAATCTCCCTCGAAGCCAAGGTTGTCCGCTGGGGCACCATTTCCGTTTAGGATCGTTTTACCACGGGGTCCTTGTGGGCCAGGGGTGTTTATAACAACTTTATTTATTTCTTCGGTAACTACTATCGTAGGGTTATTTGTAATTGGCATTATGTTGTAACCGATCTACTTAAAGTTAAAAAACCTTCAAGCAATTTTGTTTTATTTAGATTGCTATCTGTCAGCATAATGTCATATGAAGACTTTGGATAGAATAATTTATTTGTCTGTGTAGGGGTCATCTTAATAGTAATTTTGCCAAGGGCTTCGTCTATTAGTATTCCGCCTGCTGGCGATGTAAGACTGAAAGCTAATTTGCTTCCGCCCTTTGTATCACGAACCTGCATTTTTGCGGAGCAGTCTGTAAGAACGATTGGATCTCCGTCGTTGTCTTTATATTCAACGGTAAAGGTAAAGGTAGTGTTTTGATCTACTTCAAAATTTTTTTGTCCTGCCATTTGCCAAGTCTCCTAATTAGAAAAGCTCCTGTACTTATTTTAGCACAGGAGCCGTCCTAATTACTTGCTGAATTTTACTTCTTGGTAAACCCAAATGAGCTTTCGTTTGGATTAAGTGCCTTCAAAATAACTGGTAGACAAGCCGCAATACCACCCTTGATTAGGTCTCCTGGGTCAGTATTTCCAGTCATGTAAAGAGCAATGGCTGCACCTAAAAAGTGACGACCATAGCTTGCTAACGCTGCTAGAATTTTCTCTTGCATAGTTACCTTTCCATCATTGTTAAGATCTTCTTTTGTTGCCAATTTAGATCCTCCTTATTTCTGGGCCGTGTGCCCAGGAATTTTGGGTTTTACCCCAATCTTTATTATATACCTTTTAAGCGGAAATGTCTACCAACTCACAATTGCCGTCTGAACTACACGCCAATGTAGCATTAATAGAGGTTCCATCTTCTGTTTCATAAAAAGATAAATCTTCCCAACGAATAGATTTTGGCATTTGTGCAACGAGAGCTTCGTATTCTTCTTTAGAAACTTCCTGATAAGGAGCTTGCTTATAAGAGTGATCTGAATGTGGCAGGAATGAAATACCTGATACTTCGTCAAAATGCTTATATACCCAAGCACCGACTTCCATCCATTCATCTTCTTTAACTGAAACTGTAATTGATGGCTTGTGTTCACACCATGCACGTTGATAAACTAACCAAATATTTAAGTGCTCAATTGCTGTTAGATCATTTCTGACAATTGCACCTTCTGGTGCTTTTACTGGAAATGAAAATACGTATGTGTCGTTTGGCTTCATTACGTCATCTTCTACTGGAATTCCGACTTCTTTTAAAAATGTAGAAATAGGGTCTCCTTTTGAGCCACGAACCGTACGAATGTAATATGGTGAATGCCATGCATGCATTCCCGAAGATACACCTACTAATTGAGACACTGTTCCTGATGGCTTTACACATGTAATAGCGGCAGATTCAGGGATCCCAATTTTCCCAGCCATGTCTTTATTTGTTTCTCTTGCTTTTTCTCTTAATGTCATCAAAAAAGACTCCAGTGCGACTAGGTCATTTTTTCCTGACATAAACTTATGTCCAAACTGTCCAGTAAGCGATACTCCCAATAAACGTTCTTCTTCTGTGTTGTCTTTCCAAATCTTACGTAGATATTTAAAGTCTGTTAGCGTTGCTTGCCAAGTACCAAGAATTGTTGCAAGTTCAACCTTGCGTTCAATATCTTTTTTTGTATCTTTTTCACGTAATACGACTTCTGAAAGATTACAAAACTGGTAAGGACGTAAAATAATTTCTGAGCAAGGGTTAGTTCCGTAGTGTATATCTGGATCTCTTCTTCCATACTTGGCTGCTTGGGCTTGAGCTGCGGCCACATTGTATATACCCCGCTCTCCTGATTTTGAATCATACAAAGACTTCCATTCTGAAATAAATTGTTCCATCTCTGGCTTGCGAGAATACGCTACAGAGTTATTTGACAAAGCACGTTGAGTATTATTTTCCCACCAGTTACCTGATTTTGCCGCTGCCATTTCAATATCATTAATATTTGATAAAGAAATCATTGCTGAACGACGAACCCCTCCAACTACAACAACTTCACCAATCTTGCACATAATGTCATGCGCTTCAATTGGTTTTAAATTACGTCCTGCTGCTGATTTAAACTTTGCAATTGTAAAGTCAAAAAGATTAATTAGTGGCTGAGGTCCTGAAGATCTTCCTCCCATGGTTTTAAGTCTTGCACCTGCTGGGCGCAGTTTACTTACATCAATTGCTGGGACTTGTCCTGCCCACAGCATTGCAAGAAGTTCACGATACGCTTTTGCCCACCCAGTCTTTGAATCTTCAACTACAATTACGGTTGTGGATTTTTCAAATGACTCTGGGACGGCAGGAAGCTTATTAACATACTTGTATTCAACAGAAAATCCAACTCCTGTTCCACACATTAGAATATACATAGTTTCATCAAATGATCTTGGGCTATCTACTGGGACAAATGAGCAGTTGTATCCTGCAACATGATCTCTATCTAGTGCGGCACCTGCAGTCATTACAGATCTCATTGATGGCATAACATTACGATTATAAACTGCATCTTTTAGTTCTTTAAGAAGCTTATCGTCTGGAACATAAGAATAATTTTTATTTAGGTGCTCTGTCATATAGTCAAAATATCTATCTACTGTTTCGCCCCATGTTTCACGACGGTTTTCTTCTGGAATCCATCTTGCATATCTTGACAATGCAATAAAATTTTCGTATGGGTTTTCAATAGTTCTTGACATTTTTAAATAATACCTTTTCTCCGCCCTGCGGTTATATGATTTTTAGTTGAAGTCCAATTCTACCAAACTTTACTTCAAAGGGGAAGGGCTATTTAAATTTTTTTTCTAAATGACTAAATGCATTCTTAGTCAACTTAATCCAATCATATTCTTCATGAATCTTAGTTGACTGAGCATAATAATATCCTGAATATGCTTTAAAATTAACTGCTGCTTCATACATTAAATCTTCTAAATGTTTTTCATCTGGTTTAAACATTGATCCTAAATGTGGATCTCCTATTGCAGATGGCAAATCTTCCGTGTTAACCTTAGACTTTAACTTTAGGGGACCTATGTAATTTTTGTATTGAGCCCAATCGTATGTAGAAATTGTTGGCATTCCTGTTGCAAGTCCCTGTAATGGTATAAATCCAAATCCTTCCCCCCAGCTTGGATAAACTAAAACATGATGAGAATGATAAAGGGCAACTAGTTGTTCTGCTGAATAATCTTCATTAATAGATTTAATATTACTATATAAATCTTCTGGATTAAAAAATCTTCCATATTTATCATAAACTCTAATGGAATGAAAATGATGAGACTTAATTGTAAGTTGATAATCTGGATTGTTTCCAAACATTTTTATAAAAGTGTCTACTACTAATTGTCCAGATTTTCTTGGAGCAGGTTCTCCTACATGTAAAAACTTTAAAGGCTGACCGTCTAAAACTTTTCTTCTTTTAGGAACCCATATTTTTTCTATTCCATGTGGATAAACTTTAATTGGAACATTTACTCCATTATTTTTAAATACTTCGGCAACCCAATCAGATGTTCCCCAAACTTCATTACATAAATTCATTCTTTCCACCCACTCTTTGCTAATCTCAGTAGATTCCCATGGAGTATAACCAATCTGATATTGATTTTTATGAAGTTTATAATGACTTGGTTGTGTAAAATTTATTTGTATTGGAGTATTTGCATTTGACCAATTTACAGTGTGTCCCAAGCTTTGCAATGATTTAACAATATGTTGCGCTGCATAGCCAAACCCTGTTGATGGATTTAAGCCGTTTTTCGGAGTTGCTAGTGATATATGCATATTATTTCTTGGTCAACTGGCTTGACAGGTATTGTCAAACAATGGTATTCTTATAGTTCGTTATCTCTAGAGGAGGAAATGCCAATGGAGAAAATTAAAGAACGTTTGAGTGATGTTGCTCATAACTGGTCTTATATAGGAATGATAACATTATTTCTATTTACTGTCCAGCCTGGTCCAACAGTTACGCAAGCGTTAACAAATCAACCAGTAGTTAAGGTTGAAAAAACTGAAAGACAACTAAAAAGAGAAATACTAGATAAGTTCAGTAATGAAACTTATAAGCACTCAGAAATGCTTGCACCTGAAGATTTAAAAGATTTACTATGGGCTGTAGGCTTTGAGGGAACTGCTTTAAAAACAGCTTGGGCTGTTGCTCGTGTAGAGTCAAACGGGAGGCCGTTAGCTTTAAACGACAATATCCGAACTGGAGACAAATCTTACGGAATTTTTCAGATCAACATGCTGGGGCAACTTGGCGAAGATCGTAAAGATAAATTCGAATTAGTTTCAAATAAGGAATTATTTGATCCAGTAACAAACGCAGAGATAACGTATTATATGACCAAGGGCGGCAAAGATTGGTCGTCTTGGCCTAACACAATAGGTAAGGCCAGGAATCTCATACCTGAGTTTCCAAAACATTAAGGGGGATGAATGAAAAAGGTACAGTACGTATCTAAGTACATTCGTCTATCAGAAGAGGGTCTTGTTCCACGGCTTGAATGCCCAATGGATCAGGGCCCTCTTTTTTGCAACCAAAGCATGGACGATGAGATATACTTGTATTGTCTATCCTGCAATTACAGGAACGTTATAGGGAGCCAATATTATGACAAAATTAGAGAATCCGTTCAAAGACATTCAAACTGAAAGCGGGACTATAAAAGAAACTGACGCTATGGGGCGAGAAAAGTTTTGGGAAGATTTAGGAAGACCATCAGATGACGGAAAATAAAGAGCAACCACAGAATTTAGAAGACAACCTACCAATGGTTAATTACATTATGCTACACAGAATATACGACCTATTAACACTAATATCAAATAAATTGGTGGGGTCAGAAGATACATCCAAGATGGTCGAATACCACAATCAAGGATACCTGCTTGGACCCACTCCATCATTTGTTCCAGATACACCAGATACCGATATAAACTTTGTTCAAGACACTATTGACTTAGAACAGTAGTTATTTTATAATAATTATGTACTGGTTGTAGCATCCCACAGATTAAGCTCCCAGTATAATGTGTAGCAATACACTAGGAAAACCCAATCGGATCCGCCTCTGATTGGGATTTTTTCTTTTTGCACCTCTAGAGAGATTTGAACTCCCGACACACAGGGTAGAAACCTGTTGCTCTATCCACTGAGCTATAGAGGTATATAGAATTAAGACTTTGCAGATCTTTGATAAGTTCTTATTCTATGGCAATTTGCACAAACAACTTCACACTTAGCAATTTCTTCTTTAATTATTTCAATATCCGATGTGTGACTCCTATAAGCAGAAACACTAAATTTTTTATTATCTGAAATATGATCTAGGTCAAGCATATAGTACGGATATTTTTCTCCGCAATCTACGCAGCCAAAAGACTCCTTGTATTCTCTAATATGTTTATCAATTACACGCCTATAACTTCTTCGACGTGTATTATAATTAACCTTAACGCTTTCGCTTAAATGATAAGCTATCGTTCCCTTAGAGCATCCCAGTATTTCTACTATTTGATTATAAGTTTTACCTTCGGATCTAAGCTTAATAATGTTTTCTTTATGCTTCATGGTTCGATTATACATAATGTATCGAATCATGTCAATAAATATTAAACGTAGTACACCAGGCAGGACTTGAACCTACGATAGCCGAATTATGAGTTCGGGGCCTTAACCAACTTGGCTACTGGTGCCTTGCTGACTCACCAGGTCTCGATCCTGGGACATTCGAATTAACAGTTCGACGCTCTACCATCTGAGCTATGAGTCAATATATTTTAAGTATACTAAATAAAGTGCGAATTGAAAAGTGCGCCCGAAAAAGTGCGGCGGGAAGAGAAGACATATTATTTATTCTTTTTAGCCATCTTACGCATATGAGTCCTAATACGATGACAATTAGAACATACTATCTCACATTTAGCTATTTCTTCATCAATCTTCTTCTTAGACAATGTGGATACTAATTCCATAACATTTGCATGCTTCTGACCTCTTACGTGGTCAAAGTCCATGACATAGTATGGATAATTTATCCCACAGTCTACGCAAGGAGTCTTTGTCTTAAGGTCTCTAAGATATTGTGCCAAATAAGCCTTCTGCTTGGCTATAGAGAGCTTTTCGGACTTCATCCTAGGTAATACCTACAAGAGTGTCTCATATAGCTTAATTATAGCAAGAGAGTTTTCTAGCTTCCCCGCTTTTTTATTTTATCAATACAATTAACACAGTAATTCTCTAGCACACCTTTACTGTTTAATCTCTGAACATATTTTTCTTTATCACAGAAATCACATTTAGTATTCATATTAATCCTAGTTGACTAAGATATTACTCAATATCTACAGTATTAATCAATGTCTTTACCATTGAAATTTGTGAAGCTTGTCCCTGTTCCATTTTAGAATTTGCGTCTTCTTCGTTTTCAGCCATTACAGCTACCTTGATTGCAATATCATAAATATATGCCTTGATTGTCATTTTGTCTCTTATCTGATTTCATATTCCATTAAATGTTAATAAAATATTTTTTTACTTACAGCTCTTATAATGATTACTCAATGTCATATGAGCAAATCCAGATCTTACTTCTATTTCCCGCCCACATTTATCACATTTAACAACTCTATTAGATGCCATTATCTCCATTATATATTAATAATATATTCTAGTCAACTGCTTTATATTTACCTATATATCCTTATATATATTATATTTACTATAGTGGATACTTGGGGATTTAGATTTTAGCAAAACCCCCCTTTCCCCCCTTTAACAAAAATGCTAAAGTTGGATAAAGAGAGAAGCTTAACTAAACTCCCAAGAATTACTTGGTACATTTGAGTTTCAGTGTAAACCCCCCGAAAACCAGATCCTAAGTATAACATGGTAGATTTTACTAGGTCAATAGTTTGTTAAAAATATTTTTAGTTGATTAGGATTTTAGATTTATCAAAATGTTAATAGAGATTTATTTTGTATGATCCAGGGTTTTAAAATGTCCGATTTGTCTATTTAGTGCGCCCATAGATTATTAACCCTGAGCGTAGATGTGATGCTAATCACAAAAATAGTTTGCAGATACTAGCGAGTAACCCCCCTAAATGTCAGTCCCCCGTGTTAGGCTTATAGTATAAAGAAAGTAAGAAAGTCTTACTAAGAAAGGAGAACTAAATGTTCTCACTAAATTACACAGTAGGCTTAGGCTCTACTACCCTTCTAGTCCCTAGCGAGGAATACGCTAATAAATATCTTGACCTAGTTTCAGAAACTAGAGTTATAGATACAGTAACTCTAACAGAGTTACCTAACTACACACCTAGTAAGCGTGTAGTATATGCTACTACTAGAAGTTGGGAGTAATACTAATGAATGAACAAACATTGCTAAAGAAACTAGGTTTCTCTGCTCACTCTCCTATCGGTGAGAGTATTCAGGGTGATGACTATGACCTTGACGCTACTTGTAAGAAATGCGGTCTTAATATAACCTCATACTACATAGATGACCCTGACCGCCTAAGCGGTTGGTCTGCTTGGAGAGCCCTATCAGGCTCATGTCAGGTAAGTGACTAACATCACACCGACACACCTAGCCCTATGCTAGGTAATGTCAGTAGGGCATGATAGTCTTACGACATAACAACTTAATAAATAACTACTAACAGAAAGAATAGAAAATAAAATGAAAATCACTTACTCAGTATGGCAAGGCTCTCTAATCAAGGGCTCACGCTTCACCGCTTCATCTATGAAAGAAATCGCTAAGGTCATAGATGACCTAAACTCAACAGGTGCTAAACCTAAGTTTGAGTATTTCATCTCTCAAGTAGAACAGGCTAACAACTAATGATGACTAAATGGGATACTATCCAACTAGATGTAGCAGACGCATACGCTCACCTAGATGATGAACTAGAATTAGAAAATGAAGAAACCGAAGAAGAATATTTCGGTATAGAAATAATTTCGCTTGATGAACTAAGCGATACAGAACTAGAAGAAATGGAGATAATGTAAATGGTATATCTAGAACTAAACGAATATGGGATAGAGTTTGATTTCTTTAATAACGGAATCTACCTTAATTGGATTACACTAGGTGTAATTGCTATTGCTACTATTGCGCTAGTAGTCTATAAGAAAAGTCAGTGGTAATGAATAGACTACTAACTACACTAGTCCAACTAGCCTTGCTAGTTTCCGTCGTATCCTTGTGGCGTATGGCGTGGCCAATGCTCAAAGAAGATGTGAGAGAACTCACACGCAAATAACGGCGTGTCGATTTGACAATTGTCAGATCGGCCCGCAGTCTTTTGGGGGCGTTATCCACAGCTTTATACACAGGTGTGGAAAACCCCTGGAATTTGAGCGTAAGTTATCCACATGACCTAAATCACAAAAATACTTTTCCGACACGCCCGAAAAACGGGTCAAAATGTCAGTGGTCGATGATAGGATACTAGTATCAAGATGAGATAAAGGTTATCTCAAAGAAAGGTAGGTCAGAAAATGACTACACTAAATAAAATCCGAGAGATTACTCTCGAAAATGTTTCCGTTGAGGAAGCAAATCTAATTGTCTGCGTATTTTGCTCAGACTACGCAAATGAAATCTTTTGCTCAAAGTGTAATGAGTATAAAGGTCTTATGACTTTAGGCGAGTGGCTCGCTTACACTAACGAAAGTTGGTTATCATAATGAGAGGTTATTCTATTGTTGATTTGCTAGTAGATACTTACTATGCGCCTACTTCTCTCCGCCGTAGATTTAATGGTGGAATTATTAATCACGCCGAAAAGCGTGAGGATACTTATCCTGCCGAAGGTTGGCAAGATTTCGCAATTCGTTATCGCCCTACGAATTCGCTTAAAGATGAGTGGGCTACTGTTTCCGTAAGAGTGGAGGACTAAAATGAATTTAGATGAATTCAGAAAATTCGTAGAGGCTCAAAGAGAAGCCTCAAAGCAAGAAGCAATTGCTATCTTGTCCGCTACTATTAGAGAGGAAAATAAATAATGGATTATTTAGATTATTTAGATGAAATCTACGATGAACTCGTAGAGGAATTCGGTCACGAGATCGAAAGCAATTGCACACACAAATAATTGTGTGATGTAAATCATACCGACACAACGGCGTGTCGGCTTGACAGCCCGCAGAGCTGCCGCACTCGGGCGTGTCGTTACGAAACTGTTATAAAATCCCCCAAATTTTGTGAGATTTATCACACGGCTTGAGCGTCTCATTATTTGGAATTACTGGCTAGTAAGTAGAAAAATGTCAGCCCCTAATGGTAAAATATCATCATCAACAAAACGAAAGGACAACTAAATGTCAGCAAATGTCTATACTATCGAAAGCCTACTTGTAGGAAAACAATATCGCTCTAATTCTCTTACTGGAGAAATTATCTCAGCCGAGCCTCACCCTAAAGGTGTATGGTATGAAGGTTGCGATTCTTACCTTGTAGAGATTCGTGATTCTCTAAGAGGTCGCTACTCTTTCCGAACTGTCGCAGTAAAGGTCGGTGAATAATAATGGGATATATTGAAATCTTTAGAATGAATGATGAGGGTGCTGGCTGGGTAGATTTATCCGAAGCCACCCCCGATGAATTGTTCAACCTTGAATTAGGCTTACTAAACGAGGGAATTTTTACAACACCCGAAGCCGACTAAATGTCGGTGGTGGGTGCTATAATCTAACCAATGAACAACACGAAAGGAAAACTAAATGAGTAAAATGAAAACGCTAATTGACGAAATCAAGAATTGCGACACCTGCTATGGTCAAGGCTGGCTATACTATGGAAATGACGAAATGTATGACATAGAGGCTTGCCTATGTAATCCCGAAAGCATAGAGGTAGATTTCTAATGGAAATTTTTATCTGCGATAATTGCTCAACACTTGCCACCTTGTCGGTGGTCGGTGATACAATACAAATAACAAAATGCCAATGCCAAACTAACGAAAGGGAAAACCTAAATGACTAACTATACAATTACTGCTCGCTATGACGAGGATACAATTCACTGGTCAAAGATTTATTCAGATGAATTAGAAGCACACGAGGAGTTTGCTAAGTTTGTGGATTGGGGATTTGCTAGACAATACGCAACCTATAATCTACACACGCCAACAGGCAAATGCTACACAAAGATTTTCAACCGCAACGGAAGTGTGGTGAAGCGATAATGATGACACGCAAAGACTATGTTGCTACCGCAGAAATTCTAAAGTATGCGAGTAATAAAACTCACCCTGCTGTATTTTCTAAAATGGTAAATGATTTCGCTGAAATGTTTGCTAAAGATAATGAGCGATTTGATGTAAAACGATTTCACGAGGCGAGTGGTTATGTTGTTCCAAACTTCTCTTCGAGATAAAGTAAAACGAATTCAGGAATTGCGCCGTAGTAATGCGGCGCAACCTGTTCGCAATAAAAAAAAATATAATCGTAAAATAAAACATAAAAATAAAATTGATCTAAATTAAATTATTTTTAATTTATTAAATTGTCGACAAAGCCCGCAGAGCTGCGGAGTCGGGCGTGTCGTTACGGATGTGATTAAAAACACCCTAGAATTTTGAGCGGGTCGTGGAAAATGTCAGTCCATTCTGTTATACTTGCCACTTAACTAACGAAAGGTAAAACTGTGAATACTGTTTATTGTGATTTTTATGAGATTTGTGGCACCGCTACTATTATCAATGTTGAGGATTTAGAATTCTATAATGACGGCTATGTATGTGCCGAATGCTTTGACCAAATGGATGTTGAATTCTACGAAACTATTGGCTGGTCCGATGCCGATGCCCTTGCTTCCGCTGGATTTGGAATGGATGAGGATTACTAGAATGTCGGACCCTGCTGCTATAATTACCCCCATGTTAAAACGTTCTAACGATAGAAAGGTTGCTAATGCCGTATCACCCAATGGAAAAACCCCAACAATTGCCAACACTTTTGGATTGCCTGCTGGCAAGGCTTACTCGTGCCCTGGTGCCACCAGTATTTGTGAAAGTGTTTGCTACGCAGGAAAACTTGAAAAGGTCTACAAGGGCGTAAAAGCCGTTCTATTACACAATTGGGAATTGCTACGCAATGCGGACCAACCTACTATGGTTAACCTAATTGAAGAGATGATTGCAGACTTTAAAAAAGATTGTGTCAAGCGCAATGCTAAAATGTTATTCCGTATCCACTGGGACGGCGATTTCTTTAACGATACCTACGCATATGCCTGGAAGACTGTTATCGATAATAACACCGACGTGCAATTTTGGGTCTATACACGTGTTAAGTCTGCAGCGCTTATTCTTAAGGATATCTCTAATCTATCTCTTTACTATTCGACGGATGATGAGAATAAAGAAATTGGCCACGAATTAAAACGTGATAACGGTATTCGATTGGCTTACCTAGGGAAGACATTCGCAGTCACCGAAAATGTTATGAAAGAATTAACGGGCAAGCCTGGTGCTAAGTGTCCTGAAAATATGAAAAGTATTCCGCTAATTTCAACTAACGGTTCTGCATGCGTGTCATGTGGATTGTGTGTTTATGGTAAAGCGGATATCAGATTTAGCGCAACTAAAAAATAAGGAGAAATAAAAATGGCGGATCTAAAGTACTTTAATGCATTAATAAATTCCGTGGTTGGTAACGATGAAGAAAGAAAAGCTGCTAAAAAATATTTAGCAGAAGTGGATCCTGAGATCTGGAGCGAAGAGCTCCAGGCTTAGGCCCGCAAGAGAGCGGGGTCGGGCGTGTCGTTAAGAATGTGAGATTTATCACCCTGAAAATGTAGCCCAAATCCGATAAATGTCGGTGGCTTCCGCTATAATACTCTCATACCAACAACGAAAGGCAACAAATGAAAACTATCAAACACTCTCTACAATTCATAACTGAATTAGATGAAACAGACCCAACCGCTCAACGCCTGCTTGCTCTACCAAAAGACCAACAAGTTTTATTGCTAGAAAGTTTATTGAAAGAACTTATCGCACCAAAAATTACACCAATTCTTGATGAAGTAAATGCTGGCAACTCTTGGGCAAATCTAAAGGTGGCTAAGTAATGTTATCAACTGCTATTGAATTATTAGACGCAACAAAAAATAGTATCTTTGACGAGGACATAATGGGATTAGCGGGTGAACTACACACACGCAGAAATGAACTATCAGATGAAATCTATGCTAAGTATTTATTTATGTATTCATCGGCTCTATCTGCTAAGGTAGCCGATAGCATAACCAAAATCCTATTGACCGAAAAGGAAATGTCAGACCTTATTGCTACAATAGACGAAATGGACAACCTATCCGAAACTATCCTAGAGGAGAACGAATAAATGGGAAGTAATCTTGCTTATGAATTAGCTGAGGGCTTATTAGACCTTGATCTAAATACTCAATTAGAAATCCACTTGACTAGTAATCATTATCCACCCGTGCCCGTGTCTATGGTAGAACCTTGCCTAGAGGCTATTGATGCTTACTATGATGAGGACTATGACAGACTTATCACACTACCCGCCCCAATTTCTTGGCGTGGGCAGGACAGCGCACCCGCATCGGCTATCGTAGATGCCCACCACTTAGAGGCGTGGCTTCCTGAGTGTGATTAGTATCACACTATAACTTTCTCAAATAATGAGATTGCGGATACCAAATGTCAGAGGTGTCCGCTATAATGAAACCCTAAACGAAAGGAAACAAATGACAAACGCAACACTAGAGGTCGGACAGACCTACACAACCACAACAAGTGGTATCACAGGAATAATCAAGGCAGTAGATAACCACCCATCAGGCGTGGCTCGTATTCTGCTTGATGTAGAAGGCGCAGAACGCTGGACTAGCGTATCTGCTAAGTAATAAAATGGCGGGGACTACAATGTCAGTAGTCCCTGCTATACTTACCAACCAACCGAACGAAAGGAAAACAAATGGCTAGAAATGGAAAAGCAATACAGGTCAAGATAGCGACACCAAAAGTTATCAAGGCTTTAGAAACTAAGTTAGCAGAACTAAACGCTAACTTTGCTAAGCAAGACGAGAACGAGGCTAAGTATCGTAAGGCTCAAGAAAAATGGCAGAAAGAAATTGGAGTATGGGCTCTTGGCAAAATTGCTAAGGCAGAAAACCTACGCACCAATTATCGCTCTTGGAACAAAACTCTAAATGTAGATTTTGACCTAGTATGCGATAGCAAGGACTTCCCTGCTGAACCTGAAAAGGACTACGAGGAAATCCACCGCCACACTTACAATGAGATGAAAGATGAAATGGAAAACGCTATCCGTATTCTCAAAATGACAGATGAGGAAACAGTAAATACCTCAACTTACAACGCTATTGCTCGTTATCTATAAATAACAAGCAAAGTCCTGAGTATGACTATAAACTACTCAACCCACCTACTAACGAAAGGAAATCAAATGTCGCCAATACTAGATGTAAAGCGTGGTCGCTTCTACCGCAAGGGAGATGTATTCACCACAGGTAAATCAGGTATTACAGGTAGCATAACTGAGATAATCTCTATCCGCCCTAATCTAACTAAACTAAGGTTAGATACAGGCGCAGGTATGCGTTATGCTATGGTAAAAATCGGCAAGTAATAACAGGTGGGGCTAGACAATCTCTAGCCCCTCATGTTATAATTCTTATCCCTACTAACAAAGGAACAAAATGAAAAATCGTTATCGTGTAGAAATCTATGACGAAAACAAAGCAAATGATTTGACTATCTATTCTGAACAAGGTGTAGATAAAGAATACCTAACTGAGTTAGTGTTTTCTAATTTGCGTAAGTTTGACGGAACTATCCGTGCTTATGTTTTTGATAATCTAAAAAAGAAAAAGACAACTGCTCTAATTCTAAATCGTGAGTCGCTTCCACCAAAAACTGAACTAACTAAATTGCTTGGATAATAATCTTGGGGCGGGTTTGTGTCGTGTAATCATCTAGATCCCCGCCCCATTTCCCCTTTTGGCCCGCAATAGCTGCGGGGTTATCCACAGCCTTACGACAGTTATCCACAATCCCCCAAAATTTGTGAGATTGATCACGTCGGACAATTCGGACAAATGACTAACTAGTCTTGTAAATGTCAGACCCCTTTGATATAATGAATCTAACAAACTATCGAAAGGAAAAATCTATGGCTCATAACCTAGAAACAAATGGCAACGATGTTGCTTTCGCCTTGCGTGGAAAACCCGCTTGGCACAATCTCGCTAACCGAATCTTTAATCAAGATGAAGATGTTAGCACTCAAACAATGCTTGATGAAGCAAAACTATCCAATTGGAATGTTCGCTTATCTCCATTGACCGATTATATTCCTGAA